ATTTGGTTCGGCAGCAGGCCCGTCAGCATCGCCTGGCCGTGGTAGCATTCGTCCACATAGTCCCAGCTCAGCCACACCAGCGGATACAGCCGCAGGTTCGTGTTGTACGGCTTCCTAATCATGACGTTGTGTGTAAACTCGCAGGCCCACACTTCGCCCTTGTCGTCGTCCTTCCACATCAGTGTGACACAGGTCACCTTGTTGTCCGTCCGCTTCTGGCTATCGACGGCTTCCTGGTTCTCCGCGTCGTCCGGCAGAATCTGTTCCCAGTCCTTCGCGTCGTATTCCACCGCCCGCTTCCGCGCCGACCGGACCATGTCCCTCCGCTCAATCATGATCCACGGCTGGGTCTGGACCTGCGCGTCGTTCGGGTTGCCGAAAAAGACTCTGGTGTTCTTCACGATCTCCGTGCGGATTCTGCCCTTCTGGCCCTTGCCTGCCGGGGCGTCCTCGTCCCACCAGGTATACATGCAGCCGTCCCCCCTGACCGCCGCGTCCCGCACAAAGATTTTCTGAAGCCTGGAAAACTTCACCTGTTCCAAAAGCCTCGAGAACTCCTCGTTCACGATCCGTACCGGGTCGATCAGTTCTTTTTCGTTCGGGGCGGCTTCCAGCGGCGTCGCCGTCATCCTCACATCGTCCGAGACGATAGATGCCACCGTGTGACCCACGGTTCTCTTGAGGAAGTTGAACTGCGGCGTCGGAAGACCGTTGGCCTGAATTCCTTCCCACTGCTTGCCGATATAGAAATTTTCATTTGCCCGGACCGTCTCCTGCAGGTTCAGCTTCGTGTTGTAGCCGACGCTCTCCGTGTAGTTGTGCCAGCCCCACTGCACATCCGGCTTGCCCCGGCCATCGAAAAGGCCGAGTTCCTTGATCTGCTTACTCATCGTTCTTTACTCCCGCGGCCTTGGCTTTGTTGAGGTCGTAGCCGAGAATTCCGGCTACCATCGAATTCCACTCCTGTTCCGCCTTGACTCTGTTTTCCAGCTCGTCATTGAGCTGGCTCATCAGCACATCGCGCCTCAGCCGCTCCTCTTTGATGTCCTCCGGGATCAGCGCCCGGATTTTTACAACTTCGTCTTGCAGCGCCGCGTTCTCTCTTTTCAGATCGTCCAGCCTGCCGCTCAGCGCCCGGGACGCGATTTCCTGCGTCCTGATTCTGTCGAGTACGTTCTCAATCGTTTCCTCAGCCGTGTTTAACGCCCGCTGTGCGCTTTCGTTTGCTTCCTCGGCTCTTTTATTGGCTGTGACCGCCGCCGCGCCGCAAAGCCCCAGAAACGCCAGAACGGCAACTGCGAGAATGATGATCTTTACCATGCTTTCCCTCCTGCGCTATGCGGCTCCAATGTAATCCGGTCCTGGTTCCCCGCCGCACATGAAACTTTCATAGTCTTCTTCCTTGTTGTCCAGCAGATCCTCAAAGGTCCTCTTCTTCTTGACCTCCGGTGCTTCCGTCGGGACGATCCTTGAAACACAGAAGCCTCTCACCGCGTCGACGGTGTGCGTGATCTCGTGCGGGTCCTTAGCACAGTCGTTCGGGTTCTTGTCGTCCGCCTGGATCTCCTCGATGTCCTTGATGACCTTCTGCAGGTCCGAGAAAAACATCAGCCCCGGCATGGTGGCCGGCACCTGCCCTTCGGGAAACAGGCTGCGCACAAACGGGTCCTTGAGCGGGAGCGGGGCCATCATGCTTTTCATTGCCATGTGGCCCTGCACCCTGTCCCTCGGACTCTGCACAATGACAAGCCCGTTCTGAAGGAACTGCTCCGCCATCGTTTTTCCGCTCTCTTTGGTCCGGCTCCACATATCCCACGGGGCATAGGTGACTTCGATCTTCTCAAATGCCGGACTGTTCTGCAGGCAGAGTGCCGCCGCGTCCTGGATGATCAGGCCTTTCTTCTCGACTTCCCGGTAAGCCCACGCCCTGCCGTCCGTGTCCACCGCGAACCAGACGCAGGCGAACATGTCCAGGCCGTAGTCGAATGCCCGGAATCTCTTCCAGTGTGCCGGGATCCGGAACGCCTTGCGCACATGCGTCGGCTTCTTGAATTCCTTGAAATACCCGCCGCCCAGCGCGTCCCAGTCGCCGTAACGGTAGGCATGTCTGACGTCTTCCGGCAGTTTTGACAGCTGTTCCAGATACTTCGGCGAGTGCTTGAGCATCTGCACGTTGTCCTCGACCTTCGCCCAGATAAAGCGGTAATCCTCCGGGTGCTCGTCCTCTTCTGGGTTTGCGTGTCCGGTCTCATACTCCCGGTCAATGAACAGCCTCTTGACCCAGTTGTGGCCCACGCCGCCCGGGTTGCAGGTGATGAACATCTGCTTGTGGTACGGGGAGGCGCCGCGAAGCATACCGGCCAGAAGGTTGAACGCGCGCTCCGAGAACTGCGTTGCTTCATCCAGAAACACAAGGTCATATTCCTGCCCGTTGTATTCGTCTTCGCTGTCCGCTCCGGACCAGTGTCCGAATCGTATCGTGCTTCCGTTGACGAACGTCAGCATTTTGGTCGTGCCGTTGTAGGTGGCCGCGCCCGTCTTCACCGCCATGCGTTTAAGCGGCATGATGTGGTTTTCTTCCAGCGCCGGATACGTCTTACGAAAAATGATGATCCGGATTCCCGGGTTCATCAGCGCCGTACCAAAGGCCTTGATTCTCACGGCATGGGTCTTGCCTCCGGCCTTGGCCCCGCCGAATCCCACATACAGCTCCTTCGCCATGTAGAATTCCTGCTGTTTCGGATTCGCGACGCCGGGATCCCAGACTTTCAGGCCCTTGACTCTGGACTTCTCCTGGCCGCTCGCGGTCTGGTCCGTCCCCGTGCGGTTGACGCCCCGGCTCATTGCTTGAACGCCTCCACTCCGCCGACGCCTGCCGCCCGGATTTCAATGACCTTGTCTTCCTTGTCGGTCCTCCGGTCTACCCAGCCGCCGTTCGCGTCCTGTTTCAGGATGTTCAGAAACGCCTGCGCGTTCCTCGGGTTGGAAGCCAGGCCTCTTGACGCCCAGCTCTCCCGCATGTCCTGTGCCCAGTCGATGACCAGTTCATACTCCGGGTCTTCTATGTAGCTCTGATAGCTCCGGTGTCCCAGGCCGAGGAAGATCCGCATTCCCGCCTCATCCGGGAAGACGTCGTCCTCTTCCTTGCACTTCTGGAAATATTCCTGCATTTTTGCCTTCAGCTCTTCCGGAGTGCGGTACGGCCTGTCCGGGCTTCCGTCTTTTGGCCGGTTCTTACTTCCCTTCGGCCTTGCCATCCGTCATGCCTCCTTTATGCCCAGCGGCTGAACTCGTTGTAGGGGCTGACGTCAATTCCACCGTATACGTCCTCGATATCCTCGCTCTCTGCGGGCATCCCGCGCATGAGCGAGGCCTTGAGTTCGTCGTATCGCTGCTGACAGTAGTTTGCTGTGCTCGGGTCTTCGTTCAGCAGCAAATGTGCCGCCAGCCCGTAGGGCAGCACCGTCCCCGCGCAGTAATCGTCAAGGTCAATCTCGCTGTACAGGTCTTCCAGCCTGCTTGCCACCGGCCTGCGCTTGCTGCCCCACTCCTGATTGAGCTTGTAGGTATCCGAGAACGGATACAGCTCATTCTGCAGGATGTTCAGAATCGCCAGCGTCCTGTTTCGGTATTCGTCCGTGTCCTCGTACTTGTACTTGCCTTCGTCAGACAGCTCGTCCATGATGGTGATTGCCGCCTGAAAGACGTCCATCCCGGTGATTGTCCCGGTTGTCTGATATGCCATAGCCGCCTCCTTATACGCTGCTGCTTCTGGTCGCTACAATAGACGGGATTGTAATATCTACAGCTGGCTTGATCCCGCAGTAGACGGTTACAGTGTTTGCTCCGCTTACAGCGATTGGAGCAAACGCATAGGCGTTAAGATCGGCAGGCCGGAATGTCACGGACGGAATGTGATTTTCCGTCACACCGTTGCAGGTAATGTCCGCTTTAAACCCATAACCAAGGTTCAAATACGTCGAGTCAGCCTGCCATGCTTCATGAGAGACGGGGACACCATTCGGGACGCCAAACACAAGAGAGGAATCTGAATTAAGGTCATCCAGTTTCCGCTTCCCTGCTGCCGTCAGAAGACCATGTGTTTCTCTTGTTGCGTCTTCATACGTCGTGTCATCATTGAGCCAGCCATTCATCTGCCAGAAGTTCCCGTCATAAGTTAGCGCAAGTACACTATTGGCTTGCCATGACACTTTCGGGCTGCTCTTTCCCGGGGGCGTGGAGCCGTACCGCATGATCGGGATTGCCGTTGCCCCGACAGTCGGAATCGTCAGCGTTGGGTTTTCAGCTTCGTTGGAATTCGTAAACTTGATGTGAACCGTAAGCCCCAGGAACAGAGCGTCAAGGCCATCGACAGTTGCAGACTTCGCTGCCTGATTCGCCGGTGTTGTACAATACCCATAGAGGCTTGAGCCAACAGGCCCGGTTCCAGAGCCAGCCTTTACTTTTCCGACAAACGCCATGACTTACTCCTCCGTGGTTTCCGCAGACACAGCCGCTGCGTCTGCCATCCCTTCTCCGATAATGTACGCGATGACGCTGGCTGCGGACATGATCACGCCTGAGATGGTTTCCACCGTCTCCCCGTCCACCTTGAACGCCATCAGCAGGCCGCTGACCAGCCCGATCACCGCCAGCCAGAACTTTCTGCTCGTGAGTTTCCGTTTCCAGTCGATAGCCATCATTCTGCCTCCTGAAAGATTTTGCACACGCCGTCAAATTCCTTCTTGACCTCTTCAATGGATTCCGCCGCCATGTTGTAGGCCGCTTCCTTCGTCACGACGATGAATACTTTCTTGTCCATGTTATTTCTCCTTCAAAAATTGGATTGCGGTCTTGATTTCCGCGATGTCTGTACTGATCTCCCCGAATCGTTCTGCGTATCCGTTGTGTGTGTCCAGCTTCCGGTCCACGGTCTTCATCCACATCTCAAGCCTTGCGTCTCTCTGCGCTTCCGCGATTTTCTGCTTGCTTGCCACTGCCCGATTGTTAACCAGGCAGACGATGACTGCCACAAGCCCTGAGATAATCGAGGC